AGAAGGCTGGTTTAACAATCTTGTCGATGACATCGATCAAGGCGAGCTCGCCGCCATTGCCGACGATTTATTGCGCGGCATTGAAGACGATTTAACAAGCCGCCAAGATTGGATTGAAGATCGTGCGCAAGGCATCAAGCTTCTCGGATTAAAGATTGAGATACCTGGCTTGCAAGGCGCAAGCGATGGCGCTCCTGTCGAAGGCATGTCGAAGGTTCGCCATCCGCTATTGCTTGAAGCGGTGCTGCGCTTTCAAGCGAATGCGCGCAGCGAGTTGTTGCCGACAGATGGACCTGTAAAAGTAAGAACGGAATCAGACGATGACACAGTCGCAGAAGACGAACTTGCGGACGCTCTCCAGGCCGATCTCAATCACTATCTCACAGCCATTGCTCGGGAATACTATCCCGACACAGATCGTATGCTCTTCATGCTCGGCTTTGGCGGAACAGCATTTAAGAAAATCTATTTTTGCCCTCTCCGAGGAAGACCAGTTAGCGAGTCCGTCGATGCGGACGATCTCATCGTCAATAACGCCGCGACAGATTTAACGACTGCAAAGCGCATAACGCATCGCGTTTACTTGCGCCCAAGCACTGTGAAGCGTCTGCAGATCCTTGGCGTTTATCGCGACATTGATCTTGGCACGCCTTCGTATGAGGGCAAAGATTCTGTGCAGCGCGAGAAGGCAGATCAGCAAGGCATTTCTGCAGAGGCACGCAATCCCGACGATCGCGATCGCGAAATATATGAAGTATACTGCGAGCTCGATATTCAGGGCTTCGAACACAAATACAAAGGGAAGGTAACAGGTCTCGAGATCCCGTATCGCGTGACTATTGATAAAAGCTCGAGGGAGGTTCTCTCCATTGTGAGGAACTACGATGAGCCAACGGGAGAAGAGGGCAACGAGCTGCCTGAAGCTCGCATCAATTTCGTCAAGTATCAGTTTGTTCCTGGTATGGGTTTTTACGATATTGGTCTACTTCATATTCTGGGTAATACCACAAACGCGGTTACTGCCGCATGGCGCGAAATGCTGGACGCCGGCATGTATGCGAATTTTCCGGGATTCTTGATGGCCGATACTGGCGCGCGTCAAAACACAAACATCTTCCGCGTGCCTCCTGGCGGCGGTGCGCTTGTGAAGACAGGCGGCATGCCAATCAATCAAGCTGTAATGCCATTGCCGTATAAAGAGCCCGGTCAGGCTTTGATGAACCTTGTCTTGAACATGGTTGAGACAGGGCAACGCGTTGGCACAACGAGCGAGCTGCAAGTCGGCGAAGGTCGAGCCGATGCGCCGGTCGGAACAACGCTTGCGTTGATTGACCAAGCAACGAAGATCCTAAACGCCGTGCATAAACGCTTGCATACTGCGCAAGCAGAAGAATTTCAGTTGCTGGTGCGTTGTTTCCGCGAACATCCAGATTCATTCTGGGGAAGAAACAAAAAGCCAAAGCGCCAGTGGGACGAAGCAACATTTCTTGAAGCAATTAATAATTGCGATCTTGTCCCGCAGGCAGATCCAAACACTGCAAGCCAGACGCAGCGCCTGATGAAGGTGATGGCGTTGAAGCAGCTGCAGGCCTCTAATCCTGCAATGTATGACGCGAAGGCAATTGACCTTGCCGCGATGAAAGCAATTGGCTGGAGCAATCCAGAGCAATTCCTTGCGCCTCCCGAGCAGGCTGGCCAGATCCCGCCAGAGATGCAGAAGGTCATGGAGGAGATCAAGATCCTCAAGCAGGAAGCAGACGCGAAGACCATGGTCGCACAGGCGTCTGTCCAAGCCGCGCAGGCCGATGGTCAAGCGCGCATGCTTGATGCGCAGACAAAGCAGGTGCTCGCGGAAGCCAAGATGATTGAGGCGCAGGCGAAAGCTGGCGGCGAAGATGGTCAATATCGCAATGTCGATGCAGAGGCGAAGATGATGGACGCAGAAACGCGCCGTCAGGACGTCGAGCTCAAGGCCATGAAGATGGGCATTGACGTGCATAAGCTGCGCGAAGAATCAGAACACCGCGAAGCAGATCGCGTTATTGATTCGCATCATCGGACAGAAGATCGTCGGAGCAAAAATGCTCTCGATATTGCTAAATCATTACAGGGCGCAGGGCCGCAGGAGATTGAGTGATGGGAAGCATAATTGATCGCGCGCTCGACATCATCAACGATCACCTAAAAGATCAGACGTCATCGTTCCAGGTTTCCTCTCCGCTTGCTGCTGCAAAAGCCATGGCGCGCGGTGGAGAGGTTTTGCAGGACGAATATCCAACGCATTATTTGCCGGATGTTGGTCGGCAGGTAATGGCTCGAGGCGGCTTGCCAAGACAGCCAATGACACCAATGCCAGAGCCTGACGAAAGCGTGCCGCCTCCACAGATGGGGCACAACATGCCTCCAGAACCAACGCCTGTGCAGACGCAGTCTATCCCTGCCGCTATGGATATGGAGGGCATGCATCCTCAATTAATTTCACAGCGATTGCCGACTGCTGTGAAGAGCCAGGAAGATCCAAACGAGCAGGCTTTGACTGTTGGTCTTGACGCCGCAAAGATGCACCCAAAATCTTTTGAACATAACGTAAATCTTGTAAAGACATATGATCATTTGCGCCCTGAAGAAACGCAGGGATCGAGCGATGAAGTCGCTGAGAATTTTATTAATCATTTAAAAGACAATTATCTTTTCTTGCATGACATGATGCCAGAAGAGCACAGAGCGCGTGCAAAGGAATGGTATGTAGGCGCAAACAAATTTGCTAATCGTCTTGCGAAAGAGCATAGCGCAGATCCGGCAGCTGCTGCTGCATCTATTGCTGCAATGTCTCCTCAGAAAGATTGGTTTCAAAACGCAAGTCTTGCAGAGCGTCTATTTGATATTCATCACAAAGCTGCAGATGAAAATTATTCGCATGACATGGAGATGACGGCTAACCGCATATTTGGCTTAAAGAAGTTTGATGAGCTTCTCGATCAAATTCGCGATAAAAAATATAACGAGATTGAAGATCCTAGATTGAAAGCAATCTGGGCGCGTCTTTACGATGAGACGTATCACGATCCATCGCATCGTTTGATGACGCCAGAAGGCGCAATTGGCGATTGGGTTACAAATCAAAATGGATCAAAGGCTCGCGTATCTTGGGGCTCAACATCGGAAATTGTGAAAGGCATACAGGCATTGATTGGCGGCGCGACACGCGAGCGAATCAGCGACCTGATGGGTCTACGTCATAAGATCCGCAACTTCTATAACAACATTCTCGATCCGCATTCGCCAACGCAGGATGTTACGGTTGACACGCATGCGGTAGCCGGCGCGCTCCTTGAGCCGCTCGGGGCTAACGCGACGCAAGTTTCGCACAATTTTAAAAATAGTGTCCAGGATGGCTCTCCTGCCTCCAAGGGTTCGGCTGAGACAGGCGTGCAGGGCACATACCCGTTTTACGTCGAAGCCCTGCGTAGAGCCGCCGCAGAGCGAGGAATTGAGCCTCGAGAGATGCAGTCCATTACTTGGGAAGGATTGAAGGGCCTTTTCCCAGACACGTTTAAGAACGAAAAAAATATTGCAGCAGTGCGCGGAATATGGAAAGATTACGCTGCAGGCAATATTGATATTGACGATGCTCGCAAGCAGATCGTCGCATTAGCTGGAGGTATGAATGAGCCCGCATGGTCAAGATCCTCTCCTATCCCTGATGAAGGAGAATCATATTCCACTTACGAGAGAAAACTATCTGCTCCTCGCATATATGGGGAAGCCGCCATCCTGGAGTCCAGAATTGGAGGAGCAAATTCCGGTCCAGTTCCAGGACTGGAAGAGCAAGACGTTCGGTCCTTCAAAAGGAACCGGGAGCTCGCACGAGCCGCACAAAGCGCCTTCGGAGAAGCACCGGAAGGGCTACCACAGTCTTACACTAGAAGAACTGGAAGAGTTGGCGCAAGAAACGTAGACCTTGGTTTCGACGCGCCAGTTCGCGCGGTTTATGATCCTACTGACGAAGCTAAAGCGCATTTCGATGCTGCGGATATTTCTGCGCCATCTATGGTTGAATTAGGCTCCGGCGCGAAAGGCGTCGGGGCTTTTATTAATGCAATCAATAAAGCGAAAGATAGCAACCAGGCTGGCGCTTCGGTTTATACTTATTCGCCTGCAGAATATAAGGATATGCGCCTTTTCCTAACCCCTGATGGCGGTGCAGGCTTTGCATTAAAGGGCGATGATATTGTTTCTGTGTTCAATAATAAAAGCAGCGGCCACAAGAATATTGCAAACTCGATGCTGCAATTGGCTATTGCACAAGGAGGCCGCAAGCTGGACGCTTTTGATACTGCATTGCCGCATATTTATAGCCGCAATAAGTTTGTCGTTTCTTCGCGCCTGCCATGGGATGAAGATCAGAAGCCGGCGGGATGGAATTACGACGATTTCAAAAAGTATAAGAACGGCAAGCCTGATGTCGTCTTTATGCATTACGACCCATCATACGCAAAGCTTTATGATGAATCTGAAGGCGCGTATGCCGACGATTATAATCATGCTTTGAAGTTGCAAACCAACGACGTTAAAAAAGTTCAGAAGGCCATGTCAAAGCCAAAGAAACCTGCAAAGGCTTACGGCGGTGCGATCAATCCTATCGAGCTCAGATATGACGATCTTGATGATACGGCTCGCCGTCTGATATTATGGTCATATGCTGCGGCACCACTCGTTCGCCCGCTTTCTCGTGCTGAGGGCGGTGCAGTTGATGATCCTGTCAATAAAGCTCTCGACATTGTTGGGGCTGGATCGCCGACGTCGGCAGTAGATACAGCCCGCAATCTGACGCCAATGGGTTTTTACAGCGCCGCAGCTGAGGCGGCCAGCAAAATACCTCAGCGCGCTCCCATTGATCAGATCATCAATAAGATCACGGGGCAGGCCAATGTCAAAAAAGAAGAGCTTGCTAACGCTAATCTTAAAGACGCATTTGCTGGACAGAGGAGCGTGGACCCGAAGGAAGTTGCGCGGCATCTACAAGAGAATGTTCCGCAAATAA